CCGATGGGCAGAGCAGTATCAAAGTTTGTGCCAGCAGATGAATTAGTTGTGCCATACACTGCAACAAGTATCGAGGACGCAGAGTCTGTAATTCATGTTATTAAAATATCAGAAAACGAATTAAGAAAACAACAGGTCAATGGTTTCTACAGAGACGTAGAATTAGGACCACCAGGTCACGTAGAAAAAAATGATCTTGACAAAAAAGAAAAAGAATTAGACGGAACAAAGAAGACAGGCAGACAAGAACCTGTATACACTCTGTTAGAGTGTCATGTAAATCTAGATCTAGAGGGTTTTGAGGATACAAATTCTGATGGACCAACTGGAATAAAATTGCCCTACATAGTAACTGTAGAAGAAGGCAGCCGAGTAGTCCTCTCCATACGGAGAAACTATGCGCCCAATGATCTAAAGAAAAATAAGATCCAATATTTTGTCCACTTCAAATTTCTGCCAGGACTAGGATTTTATGGCTTTGGACTCATTCATATGATTGGCGGATTGAGCCGTACCGCAACGGCGGCTCTCCGTCAATTATTAGACGCAGGAACTTTATCAAATCTACCAGCAGGATTTAAACAGAGAGGTGTCAGAGTAAGAGACGAGGCAGCTCCTATACAACCTGGTGAGTTCAAAGATGTTGATGCACCAGGCGGTAGTTTGAGAGATGCGTTCTTTCCATTACCATACAAGGAACCATCACAGACATTATTAAATCTTTTAGGTATCGTTGTTCAAGCTGGACAACGTTTTGCAAGTATTGCTGACATGCAGGTTGGCGATGGCAACCAGGCAGCAGCTGTTGGCACAACTGTTGCATTATTAGAGCGTGGTTCAAGAGTCATGAGCGCTATACACAAGAGATGTTATGCGGCGATGAAAGATGAGTTTAAGTTATTAGCAAAGATAGTCTCACAATATCTACCACCAGAGTATCCTTACGATGTTGTCGGTGGTGCAAGAAATGTGAAGCAAGCAGATTTTGATGACAGGGTAGATGTCGTGCCGGTTGCAGATCCAAATATATTCTCGATGTCACAGAGAATAACACTTGCACAGACACAGTTGCAGATAGCAACATCAAATCCACAGTTACACAACATGTATCAGGTTTACAGAAACATGTATGAGGCGATCGGTGTAAAAAATGTTGATGCTGTATTACCAGCACCAGCACCAAATATGCCGATGGACCCGAGTTTAGAACACATCAACGCTTTAGCTGGCAAACCTTTTCAGGCTTTTCCCGGTCAGGATCACAGAGCACACATCACAGCTCATCTAAATTTCATGTCGACCAATATTGTCAGAAATAATCCTGCGGTTATGGCTGCGATACAGAAAAATATTTTAGAACACATCAGTCTGATGGCGCAGGAACAGGTACAATTAGAATTTAGAGAGCAGATGCAACAGATGATGATGATGCAACAGCAGGCAGCCATGAATCCACAGATACAACAACAGCTTCAGGCACTCACAAATCAGGTCGAGGCAAGAAAATCTGTGCTGATCGCAGAGATGACGGAAGAATTTATGAAGGAAGAGAAGAAAATCACGTCACAATTCGACAATGATCCTCTTCTAAAACTAAAATCACGTGAGGTTGACCTTCGTGCGATGGAAAATGAACGTAAAAAAGACAATGACGAGGCCCAAATCGACCTTGCAAGAGCAAGATTGATGCAACAGGGCGAGATCGCAGAGGATAAAATGGAACAGAACGAGGATTTAGCAAAATTAAGAGCTGGAGTCAGTCTTGCAAAGACCGGAGTACAGCAAGCGGCGGTGATAACGGAGGATAATTAATGCCATTAAACAAAAAAGGTAAAAAAATTATGAAATCCATGAAGAAACAGTATGGGAAAAAGAAGGGTGAAAAGATATTCTATGCATCTAAGAACAAAGGTGTTATAAAAGGAGTAAAAAAAGGAGCATAAATGCAAAAACTAGATAAAATACAAGAAGTTAAGGTTGCAGAGCAAAGTATCGAGGTAGATCCTAGATCTAAAACGACTGCAGATGGAGCTTTTAACTAT